CCCCTACCAAAAAGAGGCCCTGCGCTACCTGCGCCCGCCAGAGGACATCAATGTCTCAGAGTGGGCAGCAAAGTATCGAATGCTGGAGAGCAAGACCGCATCCGTGTCTGGTCCATGGATGAACGACAAGACCCCATACCTCGTGGGCATCATGGACGAACTCCGAAACTATGAAACGGAGGAAATCGACTTCATCAAGCCATCGCAGGTCGGCGGCACTGAGGTGATCTTGAACTGCATCGGTTACATCGTGCAGCAGGACCCCTCCCCAACAATGGTCGTTTACCCCATCGACACACTCGGCAAGAGCGTGTCCGCCAACCGCATCGAGCCGATGCTGCTGGCATCTCCGACACTGAAAAGCCTGTACCACAAGGAAGAATCCTCCGTGATGGAACTTCAGTTTGACGGAATGTACCTCTCGCTGGTCGGCTCAAACTCCCCTGCAAGCCTCGCAAGTAAGGCAATTCGCTTTCTCTTTCTGGATGAGGTGGACAAGTACCCCGGAGCCAGCAAAAAGGAAGCGAACCCCATCAAGCTGGCAACGGAACGAACAAAGACGTTCCACAACAGGAAGATCTTCATGACCTCCACCCCGACGCTTCGGACAGGCCCCATCTGGAAAGCCCTCGAAAGCGCGGACGAGGTCCGGCATTACTTCGTGCCCTGCCCGCACTGCGGGAAATTCATCGAACTCAAATGGGCGCAGATGAAATTCCCCGGCGACAAAACCCTCGCCAATGCAGACAGGGCAGCCAAGTGCTACTACGTCTGCCAGAAGTGCGGCGGCATCATTACCGACCGCCACAAGCCGCAGATGCTCCGGGAGGGCCAGTGGAGAGCCGTGGAATCCAAGACCCAGCTGGTCAAAAAGGTGGCGTTCTGGATGAACACCCTCTACTCGCCGTTTGTTCGCTTTTCGGAAGTCGTCAATGAATTTCTGGACAGCAAGGACGACCCGGAGAAGCTGCAGAACTTTGTGAACAGCTGGCTGGCAGAGCCGTGGGAGGACACCAAACTCAAAACCAGCGCAGACCTCGTCCTCGAACGGCAGACCGATCTGCCGGAGTACATGGTTCCGACGTGGGCCAAGTTGCTCACAGGCGGCGTGGACGTGCAGGAGAACTGCCTCTACTGGACGATCAGAGCGTGGGGCGATTTCATCACCTCGCAGAACATCGCCCACGGTCAGGCTTTCAGCTTTGCCGAGGTCGAACAGGTGATGAACCTGCAATACCCCCGGCAGGACGGCGGCCCTCCGATGGCGGTTGATCTGGCACTGATTGACTCCGGCAACGATTCGGATAGCGTCTACGACTTCTGCGCCAACAACTCCGACTGGGCACTCCCCTGCAAAGGCTCCAGCAATCCGATGATGACCCATTACAAGCTGTCCACCGTAAACAAGGCCACCAGCAAAGCCTACGGCATCCCGCTGGTACTGGTGGACGGCGGTAAGTACAAGGACATGATCGCCGCCCGCATGAAGCGAAAGCTGGAGGAGGCTGGCCGATGGACCGTTTACTCCGGGTGCGACCGGGAGTACGCCGAGATGGTCACCGCCGAACACAAGATAAACGTCAAGGCCAGCAACGGCAGCGTGGTCCAGCGGTGGGTGCAGAAAAGCTCACACGCAGATAACCACTATCTGGACTGCGAGGTCTACGCACTGGCCGCAGCCGACATTCAGGGAGTACGCACCCTGCATCTTCAGGCCGTGCCGGAGGAAGCAGCACCCGCACCGCAGCCGGAACAGCCAACACCCGAAGAAAGCTGGATCTCCCAAAACGAGGACTGGCTTCAGGAATGAAAGGAATGAAATCATGGAAGTTATTCGTCATCCCACCACAGGCGGTGCCCCGGTGGAGTTCCAGTTCAGAGCATCCGGCAGCCGCTTTCTGGTCAAGAACTTCACCTCCGGGTACATCACCTGCGGCATCCTCGATGCAGAGGTAACCATCCCGGCAAATACCAGTCAGGTGATCGCCACCCGGCTGATTCCCCGCACCTCCGACATGACCGACAAGGTCACCGTCACCGCGAACGAAACCAGTGCGATGGGAGTTGAAGTACAGTGTCTGGATTACTGACCCTTTCGACCTCCGGCTTTATCGGTTTGGAGGTTGGCCTCTACCCGTTCGCCCCGAACGACGGCATGAGGCAGATCCGATCTTCTCTCGGCGGTGGCATCCTCATGGTGGCCACACCGAGCATCACAACCCCGGCTGCAACAGCGGCCACGACACAGGAGGTATGACATGGCAGACATCGCTGCAAGCGGGAACTTCACCCCCGCCGAACTTCTCACAGAAGTCAACAAAGCGATTCAGGCAGTGCTTGTCGGCGGCCAGTCCTACAAAATCGGTTCCCGCAGCCTGACCCGTGCAGACCTGAATCTCCTGCTCGCCACCCGGAACGACCTGACGGCGCAGATCGCAGCCGAAGAGGACAATGGTCTCTTCTCGGATACCTACGTCGCATTTTTTGATGGGAGGTGACCGGGATGGGATGGCTTGACAACATCATCGGCTGGATCAGCCCGGAGTGGGGCGCACGGCGCGAGGTCTGGCGGCAGTACATGAACGAGGTCCGGCACTACGATGCCGGAGACTACAGTCGGCTCAACTCCGGCTGGTACGCATCGAACCAGAGCGCAGAGGTTACAGACCGATACAGCCGGGACACCGTCCGGGCAAGAGCAAGAGACCTCGAACGAAACTCTGACATGATGAACTCCGTGGTCGGTCCGTTCGTTCGGAACACGGTCGGCAGTGGCTATGTTCTCCAGTCCTACATGGACGATCAGGACACTGCCCGCGAGATTGAACGTCTCTGGAAACTCTGGTGCAAGAAGCAGAACTGCGACGTAACCGGCACCCAAAGTTTCAACCAGATGCTGCGCATGGCCGTGCGCCGAAAGAAAGTCGACGGCGGCATCCTCTTTGTGAAGCGATACACCGACGCTGGCATGGTGCCGTTTCAGCTGCAGATCTTCGAGGTGGACGAACTGGACTGCAACCAGCTGAACACCAAAGAGAAAGGCAACCGCATTGTCGGCGGCATCGAGTACAACCAGTACAACCGCCCGGTCGGTTATTGGTTCCGGCAGTATGCACTGGACGGCATCACCATGATGGAGCCGATCTACGTTCCCGCCAAGGACGTGATCTTCTACTTCAGCAAGCGGCGGCCATCCCAGCTGCGGGAAATGTCCGACATGAGTCAGACCATCACCCGCATCCGAGATGCCAACGAATTCATGACCGCCGTCAGTGTGAAGCAGCGCATCGAGGCTTGCCTTTCGGTGTTCATCAAAAAGTCGCTGCCGACCACCGGCCTTGGCCGCAGCCAGAATGCAGCAACCGGGCCTCGTACCAGCTACGACGGCAAGACCCTGACCCCCGGCATGATCCGGGAACTGAACGCTGGCGACGATGTGTACGCCGTCAACCCGCAGGGTCAGGCGACCGATGCATCCAGCTTCATCAAACTTTTTCAGCGGCTCTTTGGAGCGGGTCAGGGTCTGAGCTATGAGGCCACCTCCCGCGATATGTCGCAGAGCAACTACTCCAGCACTCGGCAGGGTCTCATCGAAGATGGCATGACCTACGTCGAGGACGAAGAACTTCTTCTGGAGGTCATGGACGAGATCTATGAAACCTTCGTCATTTCCGTGGTTCTGGCGGGTCTCATCAAAGCCCCCGGCTTTTGGAGCGACAAACAGAAGTTCTTCCAGCACAAATGGGTCAAGGACCCGAAGCCGTGGATTGACCCGGCCAAGGAAGCGACCGCCACAAAGATCGCCCTTCAGACAGGGCAAAAGACCTTCAAGCAGATTGCCGCAGAAAACGGCACTGACTGGAAAACTCAGGTGGACGACATCGCAGAAGTCCTTCAGTACGCCAAAGAAGAACACGGTATCGATTTAGGAGGTGTAATCCTTGGACAGGCTGTGCAACAGCAGACAGCTCCCGCCCAGCAGACCGAGACTCCGGCAGCGGGCAGCGGAGCAGACAGCAGCACCCCCGGAAAAGCGGAGTAATACCCAGCACCGGGAACTTTTCAGCGGAGCCATCCGAGCAATGGACGGCGAGGGCAATGAGCGCAAGTTTACCCTGTCGTTCTCCAGCGAGGAACCCTACGAACGCTGGTGGGGCAATGAAATCCTCGACCACGCAAGCGGGGCCGTCGATCTCGCCCGGTTGAACGAGATCGGCGTGGTGCTTTTCAACCACAATCGGGATTCGGTCATCGGCAGGATCATCCGGGCATGGCTCGGCGACGACCACCGCTGCTACGCAGAGATCGAGTTCGACACCGACGAACAGTCGGAGATCATCTACCAAAAGGTGCGGAGCGGTACGCTCAAGGGCGTATCGGTAGGCTACCGCATCGACACAATCGAAGAAGTTCTGGCAGGAAAGACAACTGCGGATGGCCGCTTCACCGGCCCCGCCGAGGTGGTCCGCAAGTGGTGGCCCTACGAGGTCAGCATCGTGAGCATCCCGGCAGACAGCACGGTGGGCGTTGGCCGTCAGGTCGAGGAAATCGGCCCCGGCACACCGCTGGACATTCTGGAACGCCAGCTTCAGATCAATAAAAATTCCATATAGGAGGTACCCATCTATGGACAAGAAGCAGATCAGAGCGGCCAAGATCAAGCGGCAGCAGGAACTGCTCGATGCCGCAAAAAAGGCTGGTAATCGCAGCCTGACCGACACCGAACAGGCCGAGTTCGACTCCCTGCAGCGTGAGATCGACACCCTGACCGAGGAAATCCGGGCAGCAGAAAACCCGAAGACCCCGGCAGACCCGGCACCCGCTCAGAAACCCACCCCCGCAGCACCCGCGAACGCAAACCGTTCTACGGACCCTGCCCCCGGCCCCGAAGATAATATCCAGCGGGCCATTGCAGCAGAGCGCACCCGCGTCAACGAGATCACCGCGATGTGCCGCGACTTCGGCGTTTCTGAGTTGGACTATATCCAGAACGGCAGCACCGTGGAGCAGGTCCGTGCAGCCATCATGGATGGCCTGCGCAAGAACGGCGCGCCCATCCGCACTGGCATTAAGGTCACCGGCTCCGGCGAGGACGACTTCCGCCGTGATGCAGCAGACGGTCTGCTGATCCGTGGCGGCCTGACTCCCGAAAAGGCTACCGATGGCGCACAGCAGATGGCAAACATGACCCTGCGCGACATGGCCATCGAGTGTCTGGAGCGCAGCGGCGTGGCCGATGCCCGCCGCAAGAGTTCGGACGACCTGTTCACCATGCTGATGCAGCGTCAGTTCTACAACCCGACCGCAGCATTCCCCGCCATTCTGGACAACGCCATCAATAAGTCCTACGTCGAGGGCCACCGCAAGGCCCCGGTCACTTTTGACCGCTGGACCAAAAAGGGTAGCCTTAAGGACTTCAAGGTTCACGACAACAACTATCTGGCTGGCCCCATCGGTGACTTTCTCGAAGTGCCGGAGGGCGGTGAGCTGAAGAACGACAAGCCCACCGATGCCAAGCTGCCGACCCGCCGTCTGCACACCTACGGCAAGCAGTTCACCCTGTCCCGTCAGGCGTTCATCAACGACGACATCGATCTGGTGACCAGCATCCCCGCCCGCCATGCAGCAGCGGCCCGCCGCACCATCAACACCCAGTGCTATCAGATCCTGATGGGCAACCCCGCCATCTACGACGGCAAGAAGCTGTTCTCCGCAGAACACCGCAATCTGCTGAAAACCGGCAGCGGCATCACCAAGGCGGCGGTTCAGAGCATGATCCTGACCCTCTCCACCCAGAAAGACGAGTTCGGCCAGCCTATCATCATCCGCCCCGGCGCATTCATTGTCCCTGTCGGCATGAGTTTTGACGTCTACACCCTGTTCAACAGCCCCACCATCAACACCGAGGGCAACACCCAGTCCGTCAACCCGCTGTACCAGTACCGCAATCTGGACGTGATCGAGGACCCGACCATCAACACGCTGGCTGGCGGCTTCGGCAATGTGATGCCGTGGTTTATGACCGCGAACACCACCGACACCGCTTTCATCGAGGTTGACTACCTGAACGGTCAGGAGATCCCGACCATTCGTCGCATGGAGACCCCCGGTCAGTTGGGCTTCGTCTGGGATATCTACCTCGACTGGGGCATCAACGTCATGGATTACCGTGGCGCGATCAAGAACCCCGGCACCAACATCGCAGACCCGCTGGGTTAAAAGAAAGGAGCGCATGAGTTATGGCAAAAGCTGAATTCTGGCAGCGCGGTGAGGCTCTGGACTACACCAACACCACCACCGCCACCATTCCCGCGAACACCATCGTTAAAATCGGCGACCACATCGGCGTGACCGGCACTGACATCGAGCCGAACAAGGTCGGCTCCCTGCACGTTGGCGGCATCTGGGAGATCCCCAAGACTGGCACCAAGAAGATCGACATGGGCGCAACCGTGTACTTCGACGGCAACGGCATCACCGACACTGCAACCGGCAACACCGCAGTCGGCTACGCAGCAGCATCCGCAACCGCCGAGGACACCAAGATTCTGGTCAAGCTGGATGGCTGATCGGCTTCTCGCCCTCGCCCACATTCAGGTCGGCTTTGCCCAGTACAAGCCCGGTGATTTCCTCCCGGCAGACCGCCCGGAGGACACCGCTGCATGGATTGAGGCCGGAACTGCCATGTGGGTGCCGGAGGACTACCACCCGCCCAGCGGTGTGGCGGCCCGCCCGGTGACCGCTGAACCCGGTCTCCCCGGAATCGCTGTCGGCGGCGAGTTAACCGGGAACGACCTCGTCGGGAAAATCCCCGAAACGGTGGAAAGGCGGCGCAGAAAATGCAGAGCATGACTTTCAAGCAGGTCATGGACCGCGATGTTGATGAAACCTTTCTCAATGTCGCCGAGTTTGCAGACCTGCACAACATCGACGGCAACAACGTGCCCGCCCTTATTGACGACATGGAGAACATCGAGAGAGAGAAGCGGATGAAGTCTAACATGGACGGCATCCACGCCCGGCAGGTGCTGCTCTACGTCAAAGCATCTGTGTTTCCCAGCGGTCTCCCAGCGCAGAAACGGTTGATCAAGCTGGACGGCAAGATGTACACCGTGGTCGATGCCACCGATGAGGGCGGCGTTTACACCATCACGCTGGAGGCGAACCGCAGCAGATGAATGTATCTTCTTCAGACGGCATCCTTCGGTTTGAGTTCGACGAAGATCTTCTCCACACCATAGAGGATGCCCTCGGCTCCATGAAAAGTGAGAGCCGCAGAGTTCTGAAGAACGCCGTCAACGACACCGCCAGAGATGCCAAAAAGGACCTCGCCAAAAAAGCGCAGGAAACCTATGCGGTAAAGCAGGGCCGCTTCACTAAGGCCATGAAAACCCAGAACGCCACAGAGAGCAGCCTTACCGCCACGATCAATGTCACCGGGGAACAGCTGGAACTAAAGGATTTCAAAGTATCACCCGCCACATATCGTACCGGCCAAGACAAGCCTGACGTTCTGAAAGCCAAGGTCCTGCTTTCCAGCAGCCTGAAAGGGCTGATGAAATCCAACAACAAGGCATTTCTGGTGAAGTTCCGCAACGGTCACGTTTCAGTCGCCCAGCGATACCACAAGACCCGCTACCCGATCAAGAAGTTGCTGTCGAACTCCATCCCCACGATGATCGGCAGCAAAGACCGGGTATACGGCGTTATTGAGCCGGAAATCTATGACACACTCATGGACAACATTCTCAAAGAGATCAAGAGGGTGACCAGATGACCGCAAGAGATCTTCAGGTCAGGCTCCAGCAAGACCTGACTGAACTGTTTAAGGACAGACGATACAAGACCCCAGATGGGAAGATGGAACCTGTCCATGTGTTCCGTCAGAATTTGCCCCAACGCAAGAGCGAGGAAGATGAGGACCCGTTTCCTTACATTATCGTTGCTCTTGACAGCGGCGGGGTCAAGGATCAGATGACCGCACACAAAATTGCTGTTGTTTTCCGCATCGGCATCTACGATGACGATTTAACCAATCAGGGCCACGCAAGCGTCCTCGCAATCATGGAAACGATGCAGCAGCACTACGAGGAATCCAACACCCTCGGTCCCTTCGTTTTTAATGACGACGGGGACGGCTTTGCATGGGCACTTCAGGATGAACAGAGCTGGCCGTACTTCTTCGGTGCGGTCGGCATGACGTGGGAAGCCCACGCTCCCCGCAGAAAGGCAAACAAGTTCGCATGAAGAAAACGATCTACCTCGGCCCGACCATCATCGGCGTGGCCACCACAAGCACCGTCTTTGACGGCACCGCCCTCCCTGCGACGATCACCGAAGCGGCGCAGGAGGAACCCGCACTCCTGAGCCTGTGCGTTCCCATTGCGAACGCATCCAAGGCGATGCAGGAGATCACGAACGGCAAAGGCCCTGCTGCCGTTTTCTACCGCAAGGCTCTGGCTTATGCAGCCAAGCTGGACAAGAAGCAGGGCAACTAACCTCAGAAAGGAGTGAATCCCTATGGCATATCAGCATGGCATTACCGTTCTCGAACAGGCCACAAGCCTGACCGCCCCCATTGAGGGCGACTCCGCGATTCAGGTCGTGTTCGGTACGGCCCCCATCAACCTCGCCGAAGATCCGTACTCTGCCACCAACGTGCCCATCATCGCATACAGCTACGCAGAGGCGGTAAAGCAGCTGGGCTTCAGTTACGACTTTAAGAAGTACACCCTGTGTCAGAGCATTTATGCCAGCTTTCAGTTGTACGCAGTCGCCCCGGTGATCTTCGTGAACGTTCTGGACCCCAAGAAGCACAAGAAGCAGAACGCTGCATCGACTGTCCCTGTGGAAAATATGCAGGCAACTGTTCAGGTTGACGGCATCCTCGCCGACACGGTCAGTGTGAAAAAGGACACCGAGAGCGGCACCGCCCTGAAAGTGAACACCGACTACGTCACCGAGTTTGACAGCAACGGCTATCTGGTCATCACCCTGACCGCAACCGGCGCAGGTAAGGATGCCAAGTCTCTGAGCGTCACTTCTACCAGCATCGACCCGACTGCGGTCACTGCGGCAGATGTGGTCGGCGGCTACAACGCCAGCACCGGCGCAGAGACCGGCATGGAGCTGGTCCGCCAGATCTATCCCAAGTTCGGCGTGACCCCCGGTCTGCTGCTGGCCCCCGGCTGGTCGCATGACCCGGATGTCGGCCTGGTTCTCGCAGCCAAGTGCGTCGAGATCAACGGCGTGTTCAAGTGCGAGTGCATCGTCGACATCGACAGCACCACAGAGAAAGGCGCAAAGGTCTACACCGAGGTCAAGGCCAAGAAAGAGGGCGCGGGTGTCAGCAGCGAACACGCATATCCGCTCTGGCCCTGCTTCCGAGTTGGTAGCTACATTCTGTGGGCCAGCGCAGTTGCTGCAGCCCGCACCGCATATCTGGATGCAGCCAACGACAATGTTCCCTACCTGTCCCCCTCCAACAAGACGATCAGCATCACCGGCACCTGTCTGGCAGACGGAACTGAGGTCGTTCTGGATCAGGTACAGGCCAACGCCCTGAACGGCGTAGGCGTGACCACCGCCATCAACCAGAACGGCTGGCGGCTGTGGGGCAACAACACAGCGGCCTATCCGGGCAGCACCGACCCCAAAGACAGATGGTTCTGCTGCCGCCGCTTCTTTAGTTGGTGGGGCAACAGCTTCATTCGGACCTACATCCAGTACGTCGACGGCCCCGTCAGCGTCCAGTTGGTGGAGAACATCGTGGACAGCGAGAACATCCGTGGCAACTCCTACGTCGCGCAGAACAAGTGCGCTGGAGCACACATCGATTTCCGGGCAGAGGAAAACACCGCCACCGACATCATCAGTGGCGAGGTGAAGTTCCATCAGAAGCTGGCACCGTTCGTGCCCGCAGAGGACATCACCAATACGCTGGAGTTTGACCCGGATATGCTGTACGCAAGCATCAACGGAGGTAGTAACTAATGGCTATTAACGGTATTCCCGAAGTCCTCAACGACTACAACGCCTACCTGTCCGGCAATCGGCTGGTCGGCACCACCGGCGAAGTCAAGCTGCCTGATCTGGAGGGCCTGACCGAAACGATCAAGGGCTGCGGCATCCTCGGCGAGTTCGAGACTGTGATCACTGGCCGCTACGGTGACATGGAACAGGAAATCGCCTTCAATATGCTTTCGGAGGATGTCTTCAAGATGATCGACACCACGAAAGCGGTTGAACTGGTTCTGCGCGGTTCGCAGCAGTACACAGACCGAGCCACCGGCAACGTAGACCAGATGGGTATGCGTGTTGTTTTCCGTGGCCGGGCAAAGAAGCTGTCCCCCGGCGACATGAAGCAGGGCAAGGCCATGAACGGTTCCGTCACCCTCGGCCTGACCTACATCTACATCGAGCTGGATGGCAGCCCGAAGTTTGAACTGGACAAGCTCAACAGCGTGTTCAAGGTCAACGGCGTTGACCTTCTGGCGAAAGTGAGGAAGTACACCTGATGGCAGACGAAAAGATTTTGACCAACGCACAGGAGGATGAATCCTCCACCCTCGTGAAGTTCAGCAAAGCCTATCGCTTCGAGGGCAAGGACTACACCGAGGTGGACCTGTCCGGCATGGACGACCTGTCCGCAGAGGACATGATCGCCGCCGACCGCTACCTCACCCGCAGCGGCAGCTTCTCCGTTATGCCGGAGATGACGCTCGAATACGCCTGTTTCATTGCCGCCCGTGCAGCGAAGCAGCCCATCGAGTTCTTCAGGGGTCTGCCGCCCAAGGATGCCCTCAAAGTTAAGAACCGTGTGACCTCTTTTTTCTACAGCGAGGACTGAGCGCAGGGCACAGCGACGACCTGAGAAGCATCTGCATCAATCTTTCGATGTCGCTTCATTCAGACCTCGGCCTTTTTCTCAAAATGCCGTTGTCTGACCTGATAGCGACCACAAAGGAGGTGGCAAAGATAGCCGATGGCAGCCGCAGGAAAAGAGTATAAGCTGGCGGTCAAGATCGCCGGTTCAGTATCCAGCAGCTTCAACAACGCAATGGGGACCGCCGAAACAAAAATGCAGTCCCTTGGTTCCATCGCCGCAAAAGCCGCCGCCGTAGCAGCCGCCGCATGGGGTGCCCTCAAGATCGGCCAGTTTGTTGGCGATGCCGTCAGTACATACGCCGACTTTGATCAGGCAATGGCGAACACCGCAGCCATCTGCGGTGCAACCGCTGACGATTACGCCCGCCTCCAGCAAGCGGCACTGGATATGGGCAAGGCCACCACGAAAACTGCCACAGAGAGTGCAGAGGCCCTCGGCTATATGAGCCTCGCAGGATGGGATGTGAACGAGTCCATCGCAGGGCTGGAACCCATCCTCCGGCTTTCAGAGGCCACACAGATGGACCTCGCCACCTGCTCCGACCTTGTGACGGATTCGCTCTCTGCCCTAGGTCTGCAGGTTGACGACCTCGGCGAATATCTCGACGTGGCAGCGATGGCCAACAACAAGTCCAACCAGACCGCACAGATGCTGATGGAGGCATACATCGCGGTCGGCGGCACGATGAAAAACCTGAACGTCCCAATTCAGGAATCCGCCGCCGCCCTCGGTGTGCTGGCCAACCGAGGCATCAAAGGCTCCGAAGCCGGAACCGCCCTGAACGCCGTGATCAACAACCTCACGACGGGCACAGGAAAGGCCGGCAAAATGATGGACCAGCTCGGCATTTCCGCTTTTGACAGCAACGGAAAGTTCATCGGACTGGCCGAAACCCTCCGGGTCGTAGATGAGGCCACCAAGGGCATGACCGAGGAGCAGCGGAATGCCGCACTCGCAGCCCTTGGCGGTAAAGAGCATATCGATGCCCTGAACGACCTGATCTCCGGCCTGAACACCACCACGGCAGATGGCCGCAGCGAGTGGGAGGCCCTGACCGATGACCTCTACAATGCAGACGGCGCACTCAGCACGATGGCCGCTACGGTCACCGACACGCTGCAAGGCGCAATCTCCATCTTCGGCAGCGCAATGGACGACATGAAGATCCGGCTGGCGCAGACTTTTGCGCCCGCCGCCAAGGATGCCATCAATGCCGTCTCCGCTGTGATTCCATCGATTACCGACCGAATCGCCGCAGCGGGCAACGCCTTTGTAGAGTACGCCCTGCCCAAGGTTGAGGCATTCGCCCAGAATTGCGTCCCCGCACTCGAAAAGGTCGGCGGCGCATTCGCAGCGGTCGGCGCAGTCATCGTGGACCACAAGGACCTGTTCGACAGCCTCGGCAGCCTTGCGATCACGACCATCAACCTGATCGCCGAGGGCATCCAGAGGGCCACGCCGTTCGTCACGGCTCTGGTCGACGGCCTTTTGACCGCGATTCAGGTCTCGGCAGACTTTGCCAACAAGATGCTGTCCTCCCTCGACTCCGTGTCCCGGTTCCGGGATGAGTTGATCGCAGCGGCGGCAGTCCTTGTGGCGTTCAAGGCCGGGCAGGGTATCCAGTCCATCATCAACGGATTTCAGATGGCGCAGGTGCAGCTGAAGCTGTTTGCGATGAGCACCAAAAATGCCAACATTGCACAGGCAGCCTTTAATGGCACACTCAAGCTGAACGAAGTCCTCGTGGCTCTCTTTACGAAGCAGGTCACGGTGTCCCAGCTGGCACAAGCTGGATGGGCAAAGGTCACCGCCGTGGCGACCGGCGCACAGAAAGCACTGAGCGCAGCGATGACCGCAAATCCCATCGGAATCATCATCGCCGCCATTGCAGCAGCCATCGCCATCATCGTTCTGCTCTACACCAAGTGTGAGTGGTTCCGCGACGGCGTGAACGCCATATTCACGGCCATCAAGGGTGCGCTTTCTCAGGTCATCGTAGCGGCACAGAACGCCGTGGCATCTGCCGCAGCGTTCCTGAGCAACGCCCAGTCCTCCATCGCTGAGTTCTTCTCCGCAGCAAGGCAGAGGTTCACCGCAGCGGTCGAATTCCTGTCCGGGGTCTGGCAGGGCATCACAGCGGCGGCCTCCACAGCGTGGCAGACCATCAAGAGCGTCGTTCAGGTCGGCATCATGCTGATCGGCGAGGTTTTGAGTGCGGCATTCCAGATCATCACCCTGCCGTTCCAGTTCATCTGGCAGAATTGCAGGGACACGGTCCTCGCCGTATGGGAGGCAATCCGCACGGCGATCTCCACCGCACTGACCGCCATCGGTTCCGCGATCTCCGAAAAGTGGACTGCTATCCAGTCCTTCTTCGGACCCATCCTCTCCGCAATCGGATCTGCCGTGAGCGGAGCATGGACGACCGTGGCCGAAAAGACCTCGGCAGCATACGAGGCCGTCAAAGAGTACATCTCCCAAAAACTGACAGTGGCCAAAGAAACCGCAGACGGTATCCTTTCGGCGATGCACTCCGCAGCAGCTACCGCATGGGGAGCAATCTCCAGCGTGGCGAGTTCTGCATTTGAGGCGGCCCGCTCTGCGATCACCGGCAAGATCACCGCCGCCCGCACTGCCGTCAGCAGCGCGGTGGCCGGTATCCGCACGGCGATCTCCACCGCACTGACCGCCGCTCGCACTACCGTGGAAAACATCTTCGGCAGCATCTACAACGCCATCATCGGCAAGATGGAGGCCGCCAAGAACGCAGTCGGCTCCGTGATCTCGGCCATCAAGCAGAAATTCAATTTCTCTTGGTCCCTGCCGAAGCTGAAGCTGCCCCACGTCAGCATCACCGGCGACTTTTCCCTCTCGCCGCCCAGCGTTCCGCATTTCGGAATCGAGTGGTACAAAGAGGGCGGCATCCTGAACGGTGCGCAGATCTTCGGTGCGATGGGCAACAAGCTGCTGGGCGGCGGCGAGGCCGGAAAAGAAGCCGTTCTCCCGCTCTCGGAACTTTGGACGCAGATGCGCTCCATGCTGGCAGACACCCTGCAGGCAGCCAACGCTGGAAACAGCGATGGCAGCCTCGGAAACATGATCGGCACCGGGCTGGGATTCCTCGCGGACAAGCTGCAGGGCATTTCCGGCACTGGCTACGACATCGCGGCCCTGCTGGAAGCCCTGCGTGGTAACCGCCCGCAGCCCGCTCCGGCTGGCGGTGGGCAGCCCGGCCCGGCTCCCTCCATCGTCTACAACCCGACCTACCAGTTCTACGGCGGCACCCCGTCCAAAGAGGATCTGGTCGAGGCGGGCAGAATCTCGCAAGAGGAATTCAACGAGATGATGGACAAGTACAACCGCGACCATGACCGAACGGACTTCTAACAGGAGGGCAGCCGATGGCGATCTACACAACGGTTCAGGGTGACACGTTCGACACCATCGCTCGTGCCACCTACGGCGACGAAACCAAAATTCAGGTCCTGATGGAAGCGAGGGAGAACATCCGGCTCCTCGACACAGAGATCTTCCCCGCAGGGGTTGAAGTCTTTGTGCCGGAGGTTTCGGAGGAAGCCTCCTTCGTGGAAGCAGACGACCTGCCCGAATGGAGGCGGTAGCAAGTGGAGCCACGCAAGGCATCCGTCGCACTTTTGTACAACGGCAAAAATGCCACGGCGCAGGTTTCCCCATACCTCGCCTCTTTTACTTACACCGATGTGTCCAGCGGTTCCAGCGACACGATCAGCATCGAACTGAACGACCGGGACAGAAAGTGGATCGGCCCGTGGTTTCCCCAGACTGGGGACCGCCTGAAGCCGACGATCAGAACCCAGAACTGGGACGTGGACAACATCAAGACCTCTTTCCTGTGTGGCGCATTTTGCGTGGATGATTTCTCCTTCAAGGGGAACCCCATCAAAATGTCTTTGGACGGCGTGGCGATTCCGGCCACCAGCAGCTTCAAGTCGACCAAACGCACCCAGACCTACGAGAAAACCAACCTCAAGGAAATCGGGCAAAAGGTCGCAGAGCGGGCCGGAATTGCGCTGTTCTACGAGGCCAAGGAAATGACCATCGAAAAAGTGGAGCAGAACGATCAAGACGATTGCAGCTTCTACAACTCGCTGGTCACCAAGTACGGCCTCGCCATGAAGATCTTTAACGATCGCCTCGTGATCTTCGACGAGGCCACCTACGAGCAGAAGCCGACCATCGCAATCCTCACAGAAAAGGACTTCGACCCCAACTGGACATGGAACACGTCCATCGCCGGGACTTACACCGGGGTCAAGTACGAGTACACCAACTCCAAGAAAAACAAGACCTTCACGGTCGAGGCCGGAGATGGAGACCGCATCCTGACCTGCAACGAGGCTGCAGAAAATTTGACCGAGGCGACCGCCATCGCTCTGGCCGCACTGAACAGCGCGAATAAAGGCACCACGACCCTGAACCTTACGCTCAAGGGAAGATGGTACATTTTCGCAACGGCTTGCGTCCTGATCGTTGGCCTCGGCAAGTTGAGCGGCAAATATTACGTCGACAAGGCGATTCACACGCTCGGTGGAGACAGCGGATACAAGACCGCCCTGAAACTCCGAAAGGTGGAGAAGCGCATCACCGATGTAAAAACTCAGTCCAGCACGGTCGCGGAGCGGTCCAAAAGCAAAAAATCGTCGTCCTCCAAAAATAGCAAGAGTTCCTCCAGCGGCACTCCAACTAAGGGCGACACCTACGAACTCAAGACCACGAAAAAGGGATACTACACCGCAGCCGAGGCAGCAGCAGGGCAAGTCAAACCCGGAAACCCGTCCGGGGTACGGCGGCCCGGAACCTACTACGTCTTCAACACGTCGCAGGGTATGCTCAACCTCACGACCGCCAAGAGTGTCCCCGGCTCGTGGATAAACCCCAACTAGGAGGTGGTGATCCAGTGGCCGACAGCAATATCCTCCGCATCGGAAAGATCAGCAGCATCAACTACCCGGAGGGCACTGCAAGAATTTCCTACGAGGACAAGGACGGCAGCACCACATCGGAGTTACCGTTCCTCGCATGGGAATACTGGATGCCCAAAATCGGCGATCAGGTTCTCGTGGGTCATCTCTCGAACGGCAGCTGCGCTGGCGTGATCATCGGCCCGGTGTGGCACGGCGACTACCAGCCAGTAGATGGCCGGGAGGGAGTATACCGCAAGGAATACTCCAACGAGCCGGGCACTGCAAACGAGACCTACGATGCCGGGGCCAAGGCATACAGCCAGACCATAGAGGGCACCGCCGATGTGACCGCCACCGAAAGCTGGACGATTCAGGTCGGAGGCTGCACTATTCAGGCCAACAAGGACGGCACCATGACCATCATGGCCAGCAAGAAGATCACCATCAACGCCCCGGAGGTGGAATTCTTGGAAAAGGTCACGGTCAAAAAAGAGACCACCCTCAAAAAGACCTTGCTGGTCGAAAAGCAGATCACCACCCACGATGGAGTTACTGCAACGAACGATGTCAAGGCTGGAACGATCAGCCTGCAGCAGCACAAGCACACTCCGCAGGGCTTGACCAGCCCGACAACGCCACCAATACCCTAAAAGCAGGAGGTATCTGCCGTGATAATCGGAAACTGGGGCCTCGGCCTGATTTTCCAGACCTCCGACCGGCGCGTTCTTACGCCGGAGAACCTCAAGCGCACGACCTCCGCAGTGTGGGCCACGCACAGCCGCATAGGGCTGAAAGATCAATCCGAGTTCATCCGCCCCGGCCTCGGACAGATCACCTTTGACATCCAACTCAATGCAGAGCTTGGTGTCAGGCCCCGGCTGATGATGGACTACATAAACAACTGCGTCGAGACAGGAGACGTGCAGATGTTGGTCATCGGCTTTCGGAGGGTCGGAAAGCACCGCTGGAAGATCACCAATGCCTCAACCGCCTATGAGGTGGTCTATAGCCGGGGCGAGATCGTCAAGGCAAAGATGACCCTGACGATGGAAGAATATCTTTGATGGGAGGGATACGATGCAGATCTCTGACGTACAAGTCAGCTTCGATGGTGACAGCACCGAGCTGGAGGACATCGCCCGGTGCGTGAGAAACATCATCCTGACCCCTGCGGGCACCTGCCCGCTTTACCGGGATTTCGGAATCAGCTACGATTCCGTATCTCACCCGGTGCAGGTAGCCATGAACGAAGTGGCACTGGAAATCATGGAGAAAATCGAAAAGTACGAGCCGCGAGTTGAATCCTGCGAGGTAAGCTTCGAGGGCACGGACGAAGTCGCCGTGATGAACGGCAGCCTGAAAGCAAAGGTGGTGTGTTCTCTTGCCTGATACCCTGCAATCCGTTTTCGACCTCCCGGAGGTCTCGTTCATCGACAACGACACGGTCGATGCGATGATGAACCGCATGGTCTCCAACTTTGAAAAAAAGTACAAGGAGGTCACCGGGAAGAGCCGCAGCCTTGCACCTGCAGACCCGATGCGCATCCTGATCTACAGCGTCGCTCTGGACCTTTACCAGCTGGAGATGTACACCGACCGGGCTGGCAAGCAGGATCTGCTCAAGTACAGCTACGGTGAATTTCTGGACAACCTCGGCGGCAACCGTGGCGTAATTCGGCAGCAGCCGAAAGCAGCGACCACGACTATCCGCTTCACCCTTTCGGAGCCGAGAGGCTACGCCATCGGCATCCCAGCTGGAACCCGCGTCACCAACGGCGACGGCGTATACTTCGCCACCTCGGAGTATGGCGAGGTCGAGGCCGGGAAAGAGAGCGTAGACATTCGGGCCACCTGCACCGTGGATGGCATCACTGGCAATGGCTATATGCCCGGTCAGATCTCCACCATCGTGGACCCGGTGGCCTATGTGGAGAGCGTCTCCAATGTGACCGAGAGCGGCGGCGGCGCAAACCTCGAAACAGACGAGAGCCTCGCCGAGCGAATCTTCCTCGCCCCGGATTCGGAATCGACCGCCGGGTCTGAGGGGTCTTACATCTACTGGGCAAAGACCTACAGCACCGAGGTGGGTGATGTTGTCCCGTTTTCCCCGGAGCCGTGCAAGGTCGTGATCTACGCCCTGATGAAAGACGGCACTCTTCCCAGCAGCGGATTTCTGAAAGGGCTTCAGGAATCCCTGAACTCCAAGACGATCCGGCCCATCACGGACAACGTCACCTGCTCTGCTCCGGCAGTCCAGACCTTCAACGTCGATGTGACCTACTACATCAACCGCAGCGACATGGCACAGGCGGCCACCATCCAGAACGAGGTGACCGAAGCCGTGAACGCCTACGTCTTGTGGCAGCGCAGCGACATCGGAAAGGACATCAACCCCAGCGAGCTGGAACACCGCATCCGGGCAGCCGGGGCAAAGCGGGCAGTGATCCGCTCCCCGGCATTCACGGTGGTCTCGACCACAGAGGCAGCGCAGCCCGGAACCGTCAACCTCGTATACGGAGGGCTGGAAGATGACTGATCTCTACAACGGCCAGATCACCGACCTGCTCAACAATGCCTACAGGTACGACCCGGAGGTGATCGCTTTCTCCTACGCCATATTGCAGGAGAAGCGGCGCATCATGCAGGAACTGGCCCAGACCCGGACCATGTCCGTCATTGATGACCTGCCGGAGAGTATTCTGGACGTTCTGGCCGTGGAACTCCGCACACCTTACTACGTCGACAGTCTGAGCGTCGATGCCAAGCGGGAAATCATCAAAAAGAGTTTCCTGTGGGCAGCGAGAGCCGGAACCGTGTCAGCGGTCGAGGAATTGATTCAGGCAGTCTTCGGAGAGGGCGACGTGGTCGAGTGGCCGGACTTCACCGAGGAACCGAGGGAGCCTGGCACGTTCGACATTGTGACCAGCGGCCAGTTGACCCCGGATGCCGCCACCTTTTTCACGCGGGTGGTCAAGCGGGTAAAGAACGTCCGCTCCCACATCCGCAGAATCCTGATCGAGCGGCACGAGAAGATGCAGATGTACGCTGCAGCCGGGTCTCTTTCGGAACCGCACCGCCCGGTGCTGAACCATCACAAGGCCATGGCCAGCGGCAGCCTTCAGGAATTGACGGCAGCAGCCATCGCCGCTGCACCGTCCGCAGCGATCACCAACCACCCGCAGGGCAGAACCGGGAACGCAGATCTCGTGGAGACCTCCGCTGCAGCAATGGCAGCGGCCCCGGCAGCCCATATCTACAACCACACCCCAGCCCGCACCACAGCGGCGCAGGGTGCAGTATTTATCCCCGCTGGCGGCTTTTCGGCTCCCAGCACAAACATCCTGAACCACGCTGCATCCCGGCAGCGGGGCAACGCAGCAGCGCAGACCGTCACCTCGGCCTTTTTTGTTGAGAGCCGCACAGTTCGGATTCTCAACAATTTCAACAATGTCGAGTTGAAAGCCCTCGCTGCGCAGAGTGCCCCGGCAGCCGCCGCAGCCAATTCACACACCATCATTCTTTGACAGGAGGTACCACAATGGCCGGAATTTTCAAGGAATCCGTTTTGACGAAAAAGGGCATCGCCCTTCTCGCCAAGGCACAGGCCGGACGCTGCACCATCAAGCTGACCAAAGCGGCAGCAGGTGACGGCAGCTACACGAGCGGTGAGGATCTCACCACCCGCACCGCCCTCAAGTCGCAGAAGCAGACCTTCCCCCTGACAACGACCACCGTACAAAATGCCACCAACGTCTTTGTGAAGTTCATCATGTCGAACCATCAGGGCAGCGGCGACCTGAAGAACGGCTACTACGTCAAGGAGATCGGCATCTTCGCCACCGACCCGGATGAGGGCGAGATCCTCTATGCACTCGCCATCGCAGAAACGGACCAGTGGGACTATATGCCCGCTTTCAACGACCTGCTGCCGTCCACGATCACCATCGACTTCTTGCTGGAGGTCAGCAACGCCACGGACGTCACGATCCAGATGCCGAACAAGCAGTACGCCTATGATGACACCACCGGCAAGAAGTACATCATCGGCATCGACAACGGCCTTATTTATTTTCAGGAGGTAACGGAATAATGGCAGGAGAAAAAACCTATATCGCCGACAAGGAAACGCTGGACAAGATCTACAACATTCTGGCGGTCGACCCGATCTACGGCTTCATCGAACACATGAACATTCTCAGCCCGACGCAGCGCATCGAGTACATCGGCCTGAATAAGAACTTCACCCCTGTGAGCCGCAACACCAACGGCAGCATCTCCCTGAACGACTGGGCTGGCTTTGAGATTCTGGAAGCAAACAAGCCCTACATGGTCCGTTCGGACGGCACCCCGGACTACCGCCTTCAGGACAACGACTACTCCAAGAAGTACAGCGACGGCTCCGCTTCGGACGTGGCCAATACCTCCTACGACGGCGGCGCATTCAGCTGGCTCCAGAAGATCTACAAGAACGAGACCGTCGTCGGCGATGACCGCATCGTGAAGTTCAGTCTGACCAAGCGGGAGGGTTACGAGCCTGTCGGTTTCATCGACCCGGACAACAAGGAATTGGAGGGCGTATGGCTGCCCATGTTCTACGGCTCTATCGTCGAGGACAAGATGCGCTCCCTGTCCGGCCTCCAGCCCGACTACAGCAAGACCACAGCCGCCCAGAAAACCGCCATCGATGCGGTCGGCAGCCGTGCCAAGTTCCTCGGCGGCGCAATCGTCGAGACCATCGCAGACCTGCTGCTCATGTTCGGCAAGAACTCCAACATTCAGGACGTGTTCGGATACGGCAACTGCTCCGGCTACGACCAGAGCCTGACCCCGACCATGGGCGTCAAGCAGAACGCCGTGGTGGGCGGTGGCCAGTTCTACGCCACCACCGACCAGAAGAGCCTGAACAAGATCTTCCACTCCATCGTGCTGGGCAGCTACCAGCAGTGGATGCGCGATCCGTACACCCTGCTGGTGAACGGCGACTATAAAGTCAGCAAGAACTACACCTACGACGTGACCGGGGCGACCTACCACAACACCGGCATCGTCCTGCCGACCACCGATCAGGACAAGTGGGACTACCCCTCCCACTACACCGTG